AGCGTCATGCGCTCCGCGTCGGTAATTTCGGGAAAGAGCGACACCAGCCGCTCCAACGTGACCAGCGGGTGCACCGGGATGATGTAGTCCAAATCCACCTGCAACGCTGCCCTGCCGTCCGTCGGGTGGTGAATGATGCCGAACACCGTGCCGTCGTGTTGGTCGGGGGTTTGGAATTGCAGCGGCAGGGTGATGCAGTAGAGTTCACGCGTGATGAACTGCGCGCGCTGCGGGCTTGTTAGAATGCCTTCGGGGCGGACGATGATAAATTGCATTAGTACACGTTAAAATAGTCGTTGAGGGCGGTTTCGATGGCAGCGCGGTCGGCAGATTTATTAGCCACCGTGCTCTGGTAAATAAGCAAACATTGGAATGTCCCGGCGTATTCCAGCGTCGAGCTTTGATATCGACCTAAATACATTGACGTACTTGTAATGCTCGTTGCGGTGCCGTTGCCAAGAACCGTAAGCAAAATTCGATTACCGTCATACATCGCCGCTTTATACTGCGTGCGGGTTGTCGAGCCACTAAACGCTTGAACTCCGTTTTTGTAAAATATGTTGAACGCGGTGCTGCTTGTTGCAAAATTATTCTGAAGAGTTGTGCTTGAGCTTGTTTCAGAAGTGTCGACCCACAAAACATTTGAAGTTGTTGAGCTTAAACTAACTGCAAGCCCATCTGAACTCTTTCGCACCATAAAAACGGTGTAGAAATTATTATTGACGTGAGTGAGCGGAAAAGTCAAGTGGTCGTCCGTTCCGTCAAAAGTGACAGCAGGCACGGCGTTGTCGAGTAGAACGCCCGTACTGCTGTCGTAAATTTTTGGTTGCGCCGCAGTCGTGCTTTGCGTGCCATTGTTCCCGTTGCCGCTTTGGTCGTACCACGTTTTTATAAAGCAATTAGTACCTGTGCAGAAAGCGGTCAGCGCGGTTGTGTCAAGTTCGCCGTTGTTGTCAAAACCAATGTCCTGCTCGGTGTTGTCGCTGGCGCGGCGCACCCGAATGCAATCGCCTGTATAATTAACATCTAAAATAACAGGCGCAAAAGCCACCTCAAGGTCGGCCGTATAGCCGTCAATGATGCCAGTCAGCGCCGGAATATCCTCCCAACTAATCGCCAGCGTGAACGGCGGTTTGCCGTAGGTCTGCCCGTCCAAATACTCCTGCCATTTGGTAGCGGTCGAAGCGTAGGCGGTGTCATCGGCGAAGGTGTGCAGGAGCGTCCACGTGTCCACGTCGGTGGCCTCGAAGGCTTCGTTCTTGTACCAAATCTTCCGCACGATTTTGTTGCCCGCGGACGGGGTGTTGGATTGGATGTTGAAACTCTCCCCGTTGCCTTCGGCGGTCACGGTAAAGTAGCGTTCGACGGTCAGCGATGCGGTGTCCGCAAGCGCCCGGTTGGTCGCCGCCTGCGTGGCGTAACGCTGCCCGAAGGTGTTGCTGCCCTTCACTACGCCTGACCCGGTAACGGTTGTTCCGGTGATGTTCTCCACCGCGAGGGTGTTGGTCGAAGCGGTGTAGCGGAACGCGTCCTCGAACGTCAAATTGCCAGCGTTGTCCTGGTAAAAGACGTTGCCGAGAAAGCCGCCCGGGGGCGGTGACCCGGGAACGTAGCCGACCGCACCCGGCGCCCACGTGCTGCCGTTCCACACGAGACCCTGCCCGGGGTTAGGCGTCGTGGATGCGACGTTCGACAGGTCGGCCAAACGGTACGCCGGGGTGTAGGTGCGCACGAAAATGCGCCCGGTGTTTTGATGCTGGCGGGTCACGACCGCCAAAGCGATGCGGTGGTTGGGTGCAGTCGGCGGGGTGGATGTCAACTCCCCGGCGGTAGTGCTTGCGTAGAGCAGCGTGCCGACCGGATATGCCAAGGTGTTCACCCCGTAGATGGTGCCGTAACTGCGCACGTGGCCGTTGGCTCGGTAGGCCATGTTCTCCACGCATACGCCCACCAAGGTCTTGGGGTCGGTGCTGCTGCTCGCGCTAAACGGGATGATGCGCGGACGGTCGCCGGCCGCCTCGCCGTTGAAGCCAACGACCTGCCCGACGGTGAAGCCAGGGAGGTAGTTGTTGGTGACGGGGAAGTCAATCTTGGCCGGGCCGCCATTAATCCACAACGAGGTGGCCTCGTCGTACACGAGAGCCTCGCGATCAAGCGGCTCGTCGAGGTTGACGTCCGTAAGGGCCGCGAGGGTCGCGCTGACATCGCCCGGAATCCACGTGCTGGTGGCGTCGTCGTAGATGAGCGCCTGCCCGTCGGTAGGGTTGGGGGCGTTGACATCGCTGACGTCGTCGAGTTCGAAGATACCAAGGTCGGCAAGGGCGGTGGGCAGGGTCACGTTATCCCGCACCAGCATGACCCGGAACAGCATCGTCTGCGTGTAGAGGTCGATGCTCTCGAAGACGTCGGTGGCTTGGTTGATGAATCGGCACTCGGCAATGACCCCGCCGGTGTAGCCGTCAAGGGCCGACCGGCACAACTCCGCAAGGGCGTGCGCCTCCTTGGGGCGGTCTTCGATGACAGAGACCTGCACGGTGTGCACGTCCATGTTGGTCGTGTTGTCGTGCGTATCCGCCGGGTCGGTGTTGGTCAGCTGCACCACGATGGCCGGAATCACTCCGCCCTCAAGCCGAGAGACGGGATAGATGCGGCTTGTCGTAGTGATGGCCGTGATGTTGGCATCCGCTTTGAGGATGTCGATGATGATGTTAATCATTGGAATCCCTTGCGTTTTTTAAACCGTTCGATGACCTTAACTACGTCCCTGCTGAACTTCTGCTCCACCACGCCCTTCTTGGCGTCAAACGCCTCCTGATACAAATTGTGCCCCTTGAAGCCGGGGTGCTTGATAGAGGCGATGCGATGCACCTTGCCGCTCTCCGCGTTGCGCACCGTGAACGCCCCGCGCCCGGTCTTGCGCCGCCCATCCACCGTGCCGAACTTGAAGCCCCGGCTAAACGGGCGAACGATGCCCACCTTCTTACCCACGCCCCCGGTGCGCTCCGATGCACCTTGCCCTGCTTGGATGAGGTGGTTGTATCGGATGGGGCGAGCGACGTAGCCCTTGCCCTCGTCGAGGTATGGCGAGGCGCTAAAGACGTTGAACCGCTTTGGCCCGGTGCGCACCACGACGTAGGGCTTGAACCGCTTGTCGTCGCCCGTGGTGATGACCTGCGCTTTGGCCCATGCGCCCGTTCCTGGCAACTCGTTACCGAGGCGCGAAGCCTCCTTCTTGAACGGGATAACCGCGCTGCGCTGCGCGTTCTCGATGGGCTTGCCCTTTAACTCCAGCGGGATGGCTTTGAGAGCCGCCTCGATGGCCTTCACGCTTGCGGGATCTACGCCAAATTTGACCGCCATCAGTTCCGCAGTTCAGTATACACGTTCATCTCCTGCCGACGGTTCACCTCTTCGACTCCGGTGATGTAGTAGTACAAGCCGCCGAAGCTGATGCGCATGGTGGCGTTCACCCCGGAGTTGTAGCGGATGTTCCAGATGGTCCGGGTGAGGGCCGTCTGCCGGTCCACCTCTTCGCGCTCTGTGACGCCTTTGTCCATCTTGTTGGCCCACACGGTGGCGTAGGTCGTCCACGTCGTGGTGTCGAAGTTCCAGTCATCTTTGGAAGTGACCTGCTGCTCAATCACGATGCGGCGGTCGAGTTTGCCGATTCTCATGCGTAGACGCGGTAAGGGGCCAGCAGCGCATGCACGCCGATAGGCAGTTCGGTGGCAATTGTTCCGGTAAGCACCGCCTGCCGGTTCTCGTAAAAGTGACCGGCGAGGATGCGGATGGCCTGCAAGATGGGGCCGGGCACCGTGCTATGACCTGCCGTGGCATTGATGATGACCTGATTGTAACGCTCCAAGTACACCGCCGGAGGCGCGTCAAAGGCGATGCGCTGCGGGGTGCCCACAAGGTCAGCGTACCACCGGGCGGTAGAAAGCGTTTGCAGGACGTTGTCGATGTCGTAGAACTGCACCGACGAGATGGCCGTCACCGGCCCCGCCGGGAACGGCGAGTCCACGAACGAGTCCATGTAGTAGGTCACCGTGCCGCTGCCGAATAGCCGCCCGGTGTATTCCTCGCACGCCTGCCGCGCGGAGGTCAGCAGAAAGCCGAGCGTGGTGTCGTCATCCGCCCCGTCCACCCGCAGGTAGTTCTTGAGGTTGGTGAGGCTGATGAAGTTGGTGTCCGTGGGTTCGGCGGCCCGTTGGTAGCGCATTGTCATGTGGTAAAAATAAGAAAGCCGGGGACGATGCCCCGGCCTTCCCAACCAACAACCAATCGCACAGCTTATGCGCCGACAGTGAACCGAACGTCGCCGGTGTGGGCGAAGTCAGCGTCGGCGTACATATTGAGGATGAGGCGGGTGATGCCCGTCGCGGCCAAGGTGTATGGGTCGATGACGAGGTCCGCCGCACCGCCACCCCAGTAAGCCACGTAGCAGTTCTCCATGTTCGCAATGACAATCGGAACGAGGTCAGCCTCGTTGTTGATGGTCGTGCTCGCGGTGGAGTTTGCGTACACCTCGGAGTAGATGTCATAGGACGCGTCAGCGATGAGACCGGCCGCAGCCAAAGACGTGCCGTAGGCGTTGTATCCGAAGATGGCGTTATCCTGCATGATCGGAATTGCACCGCCGGAAACGGTGGGCGTGTAGCGTGCCGTAGCCAGCAACCCGTGCGACGTGATGAACGCCGTGGAGTTGGTCAAAGCGTTGGCGTTGCCAAGGGCACCGATGAGGCCAGAAGCCACCTGCGAGGTCAAGCCTGCCACCGTAGCAGCGGGCGTTTCGTTACGCTTCACAAAAGTCGAAGCAGCAGCGGCGATGACTTTCACGAGGAACATCTCGTCAATCTGCGCAGCGGACGCCCGAGCGAACTGGCGCTGAACCGTCGCGTCGATGCTTTGGTTCATTGCAGCGAGCAACTCGTTGGTGATGTCGATGCGAGACGCAACGCGCTGCGGAGACAACTGACGCGCTGCGATGGCAGCAGCACCCGTAGCCGAAGCGGTTTCGTTGATAATGTCCGTGCCGTCGTTGAGGGAGGGCAGGTTGATGTTTCCAGCGAGGCCGCGCAGGACGTTAGCGCCTGCCTGCTCGAGGATAGGGGTCGGGACGAGCGCCTCGAGGACGTTCGTGTTCGACTGGCCGGGGACGTTCGTGCCGCCGATGGTCGACGTGTTCCGGAGGATGAAGCCCGGGATCTGTGCCAAACCGCGGACGCCTACGCCTGAATTTTTCAGGTCGGCGGCGGCCTGCTGGCTCATCTCTGCCTCAAGGCCGGTGAGGCGACCCGTCATCGACTCGCGCACCAACTTGCTGATGCTGTAACGCTCCTGAATTTTGGACTGCTCCACAACTTCGCCCTTGCTTGCAGCAGCGCCGAAAGCGGCACGTACCATTTGAGCCTCCACCTTCTCCGCGCGCTCGATTTTCGCGTCGAGTTCTGCGATGTCAGCGGTCAGGGCGTCGATGGTAACTTCCTCTCCCTCGGTGTATCCGCGGGCTTGCAACGTCGCGCCCTCGTTCAAGGCGGTCAGTTGGCTGATTTTGTTGGCGCGGAGCGCCTTCATGTCATTGAGATTCATGGTCTGGAATTTATCGGATTTGCGTTCAAAGATAGGGGTTGCTACAATTTCGGGTTCAGCCTCTGCGACCGGTGCGGGTGCAGGCTCGGGCGCTTGATAGGTGAACATCGCCATATCCCGCGCTTGTACGGTGGTCGTAGGCGAAGCGGGGTAGGTCACCGGGCTGACGTCGTACAGTTGGCCGACCCGGTTAATGGTCCGGGTGCGACGGTCTTGGCTCCACTCGTCGTCCTCGATGGTGAAGGCGAAGGACGATTGCGTAATGTCGCCGCGCTGAATTAGCGTGTACAGATCACGCCCCTCCTGCGTGTCGGCGAGTTTGGCGCGGTAGTGCAGGCCACGCTCGTCGATGGTCAGCGTCAGGGTGTTGTTCGTCGTGCGAGCGAGCGGCACGCCGGTGTGGTTGATAAGCAGGCGAACGTCGTCGTTCGTGCGGCCATCAAATGCCCCCGGCGCCACGCGCTCGGTAAAGTAGCCGAGGTCGTATTCGTCGCCAAAGACGGAGGCGTAGCCTTCGATGGTCATGTCCTCCTGAGCGCGCACTTCGACGGCACGCACTTCGACGTTGTCGCCGTAGCGGGCGCGCAGTTCGCTCTCGTTGGTCTTGTTATTCTCTTGCATCTGTTCAGCTTTTGTCGTTGTACTTAAGAGCCATGATTTCGTTGGCGTGAGCGTTTTTGTTCAAACGCAAGTCCAGAACGTACAAATTCAACTCTTTCTGCAATGCGGCGAGGCGCTGCGCGTGCCGCTCCCAAATGTCTTCACAGACAAGCACCCCGCCGTCTTCAAGAAGCACGTCGTAATTCTTGAGAAAATACACCTGCGAATCCCACGTATGCGGGCCGTCGTCAATGATGACGTCGAACTTGCCATGAACATCCAGCAGCATCTGCAACGTGTCGTCGCAGTAGGCATCAAACTCCGCGCCCCAATACGCCTTAACCTTGTCGATGTTCAATCCTTGCGGCTCCGCTACTCCCGATGCGGTGTTGTCGATGCCGACCACCGTTTGCACGTAGGGAAGCGATGCAAATGCCCGCAGCGATGCGCCTTTGTAGACGCCGATTTCCAGCACTTTCAGAGGTCGGTTTTTGGTCAGTTGCTGCGCGAAGATGAGGTCATAAACGGGGCCGTAGGAATGCACAGCATTCTTATCTGACCCGTGCGCGTCAAGCAGGTCGCCCAAACTCGTAGGCGCTGGTGCAGGTGCGGCCACCTTGTCAGCTTTCTTTTTATACGGCACTGCTGCTGATTTTGCTGCTGTATTCGGCCATGCTGCCGAGGTCCAGCTGATTGACTTGGACTAGATGCAGGTCACCCTGCGCGCCGATGGTGTTGTAGTCCTCCATCCGCCGCACCTCGTTGATGGTGAACACGCCGTCGGTGAGCATCTGGTGATAGAAGTCGCTGCGGGCTTTGGTGTCGCCACGAAGCAAGTCCTGCATGTTGAACTTGGCGAAAAAGTCCTCGCGCTCGAATTCCGGGATCAGTTTCAAATTGACCTCCTGCTCGATGCGCGTTGCCCACGGCACGATGGTGTGCCGGGCGAAGTTCCGCCCCTGCTCCTCCGTGTTGTTGAACGTCGTCTGCGTTGCAACGCCCACGATGTAGGGCGGCACGCCCATGATGGTGCAGATGGTTTCGTCCGAATAACGGCGCGTTTGCAGGAACTGCGCCTGCTCCGGCGGTAGCGAAATCTGTTGGTATTTGAAACCAAATGGCAACACCTTCACCCCGATTCCGCCCGTCTGCCACGACGACCTCACCGCGTTCATCTGCTCGGTCTTGATGGGGTTGTCGGTTGAAAGGATGCCGAGCATCGAGCCGTCAGACCCAAAGAAATCCGCCCCGTAGTTCTCCGCTGCCTTAGCGATGCCGATGTTTTCCTGATGCAACTCCACCGGGGACTTGCCGTTGATGCAGCTAATGGCAAGAACGTCCTCGTACTTGATGTCGCCGAACTCCGTGTGGCGCACGAACAGCCGGCCGTTGAGGCGCATCAAGGTGCAGTCGTTGGTGTGCAGGATGTGCAAGGCCATCGGCCGGCCGTCGAAGTTGTTGCGCTCGATGTGGGCGTAGGCTTTGCCGTACGTGAGGGCCATCGCGGTGATGGTTTCCCAGAACTCGTAAGGCGTCTGGTACTCATTCGGGCGGATGGCGCAGAGTTGGTGTGCCGGGTGGTTGAACGCCAGTCGCCGCCCACTGTCGATGCGCTCCAGCACGTTCAAATTCATGTAGCCGATGGTCTGCGAAATGGCCCGCACGCAGGCGTATACGGTGGCCACGGTCAGGGCGTTCTCCTTGCCGACCATAGCCCCCGACCGGGTGCGCATGGTGTAGGCCGTCGAGTTCCAAAACTCGTTGCTGCCCGTGTATGCGACGCGGGCGCGCCGTTGGAATAGGGTGCGGATGCGGTCGAACATTGCGGCTAAATTAGGGTAGATGAATTAGAGCGTGATCACGGTGGTGATGACATCGTCCCCGTCGTCGCCGTTGAGCATCG